TGGCTTCGCGCCGTATCGGCCGTATCGGATGGCGTGAACGATAGCCGCATGACCGTCTGTGCTATTGAGCATGGTCTCACGACCGAAGGCATCAACGACAGACCACGCGTCCCAGATGTCTTGTTTGTCGGCTTCGGATCTAAGGCGACCCGGGAGGGGCGCTTCCACGCTCCCAGCGGATGAGTGGTGATGCTCAGACATTTTGATCTCCATCCCTGCGGAGCCACTTGATCGCGGCGTCGCCGGAGAATCCGGTGCTCCAGACCAGCCAGCAGAAATCCATCTTGCCGCCGCCTGGCTTCTCGCCGGCCGCGATCGTGTGGCCCGGCGGCATCGAAGGGCGCGGCGTCATGAGCCAGATCCGTAGCAGCGGCGTTCCTCGCAGCCAGTGAGCGGCGTTGAGGCGTGCGGTGGGGAATACCATCGCGACCTTTCCCACGCCCTCAAGGCTTAGGGCACGCTCGGCAAACTGCGGCGCGACATTGAAGGGAGGATTACACACAACGTCACCCGTGATCGGGTGCTGCTTCATCGTTAGGAAGTCGTGGATTCCGTTGAAGTCGGCGTATCCGCGATCCTTGATGTCCGTCCCGACAGCGACAAATCCGGCCTTGATGGCAGCCATCGGGATGCGACCGAAGCCACAGCAAGGGTCCCAAATCGGCCCGTTGAACTGCTCCTCTTGGAACAGCCGCTCGCTGCACCAGTGAGGTTCAACGTAGTGCTCGTTCTCCTCGCGCTCCCAAATATGCGCGTCGAGCTTCCTGGCGGCGCCTTCAACGAGGGTCATGGGTGTTTCTTTCTGGCGATGGCACCATTCACCCCGTCACGTCGGAAAACATGCCGGCGTCGCTCTTGATGCGGCGCTCAGCTATCGCGGCGTATTCGGGATTGAGTTCGATCAGGATGGCGTCGCGGCCGAGCCGGTCAGCTACCAGGCCAGTTGTTCCGGCGCCTCCGAACGGGTCGAGCACGACGCCACGGACTGAGCAGCCTGCCTTGATGCAGGGCTCGATCAGGTCGGGCGGGAATGTCGCGAAGTGGGCTTCGGTAAACGGCTGTGTTGCGACGTTCCAGACGGACCGCTTATTGCGGTTTTCGGCGCGAACCACGACGGTCCCTGGCACCTGATTGCCACTTGGCTTCCTTCCAGCCGCGGCTGCCTGATAGCCGCCGCCACCATGGTCAACCGTCACCCTGGTCTGGCCCGCGGTGTCCGCAACTTCCGCAATCGCCTTTGCATCGTAATAATACCGCGCCGACTTCGACAGCAGGAAAATATACTCATGCGCCTTGGTACAGCGATCAGTGACGCTCTCCGGCATCGGGTTCGGCTTGCTCCAGATGATGTCTTGGCGCAGATACCAGCCGTCCGCCCGCAGCGCGAAGGCCGCCAGCCAAGGAACGCCAATCAGATCCTTCTCCTTGAGGCCCGGCATATTGGACATTCTGACGCCGCCAGAGGCCGCAGTTCCAGCCCAAGTCCCGTCCACCACGCCATTCAATCCCGGCTGATGGCTGCTAGCGCGAACGCGCGTCCGGTTGTTGTAGCTGTCGCCCAGGTTAAGCCATAGCGTGCCGTCTGCCCGGAGCACGCGTCGGACTTCTCGGAAAACCAACACCAGTTCTTCAATGAAGGCATCCGGCGTTGGCTCCAGTCCGATTTGACCAGCGACGCCGTAGTCCCGCAGCCCGAAATAGGGCGGCGAGGTCACGCAGCAATGCACGGACTCGTCCGGCAGGGTGCGGAGGACTTCGCGGCAGTCGCCGTGGCGGATCGTAACGGTCAATTTCAAATCCCTTTATTCACAGGGGCACGGTAGTGACGTAGCGTCACTACTGACCCGCCAGCGCCATCAGCCCGTTGACGATCAGCGCCATCAGCAGACCTGCCGCGCTCGTCGCGATGAAAATCCAGATTGAGATCTGACTGACCCGGCCCATGTCTAAGCCCTCAGACTGATCGCGAGCGCGATGATCACCACCACCGCAAACATGATCCAGAACGTAACCGCATATGCGGAGCCGACTTGTCCGTGTGGTCCCTCGTACATTAGCGTTCCCTTTCTGCGTGAACGATCTCGCCATTGAAGCGGCGCCAGGTTCGAATAGTGCGAGGCTTCTTGATGCCGAGGTGACGCTTGCGAACGCGAGCCACCTTGGCTTTCAGCTTCACATCGAGCCTGGACTTAGTGGCATGGCACTCGCTGCACAAAAGTTGGAGGTTTGACTCCTCGTTCTTGCCCCCGAGTATGAGGGGAATAACGTGGTCGTATTGTCCAACAAGTGCGCTGCCATCGATAAAGCGGGTGCAGTGTTTGCAGCGACCCTCAGCAGAAAGATATATCCGCGCCTTAACTCTCGGCGGCACTGCCGTATCGTCAGTGCGCCCCTTCCACTCATCAACCTTTCGCATGGATGGCCTCCGTTAGTGCTCGTTCCATAGGCCAGCCGCGCTTTAGGCGGTACAGGATGGTGTTGTATTTAACGCCTGTGATCTCGACCGCCTCTGCAAGCGTCATCCGCTTGCCGTGGAGTTCGACAATGCGGTTTACGCTCATATTACGGCATTGCGTTTTGCTGTCGGCCCAGCGGCAATTCCCAGGCTCGTAGTTGCCGTTCACGTCGATCCTATCGACGCTCAGATCGTCGGATTGGCGCGGCCCCATGTCGGCCAGGAAGTTCTCGAATGAGTACCAGCGTTCACACACCCGTATTCCGCGGCCTCCATAGTTGTGAAACCCGGGCGTGTTCGGGTTGTCGCAGCGCGAGCGCATATTGATCCATGCGCGATACTCCGGCCGCGCTGACAAGCCATGCTTGATTGGTTGCCTGCCAGCGCAACCGCACGAGCGGCGAACTCCACCGGAGCAAACATCCTTTTGCAGGACTTCAATCTCTCGGCCGCAGTCGCAGCGCATCAGCCACGAGCGCATGCCGTTTCGCCTCGGCATTTCCTCTACAGCCAAGAGATGGCCAAATCGCTGTCCGGCGATGCTCGGCAGTGCCTTCGTCATGCTTCCTCAAGCTCCTCTTGATCGTGGAACTTGATTCCGTTCTCAGCGCCCCAGGCCGCGATCCACTCCATCAGCTCGGACATCTCGTGCACGGACAGATCGGAAGACGATCGACCACAGGGGATCATGCCGGCGCGATTGAGAGCAGGCAGATACTTGATCTCGATGCCACGCTCTTCCGCATACGCGGCCATGAACATCGTCTTCCATTGCTCGGTGTTGAAGCGGCGGTCATTGATGCGTCCCTGCACGGCGCAATCTGTCAGCATGGCCCAGAAGCGCGAGTTCTGATCCAAACTACGCGACGGTCCCTTGAACTCGACGCGGCTTCCAGTCTTCGCCTTGCGAATCCAGTCGATCGCCTGCTCGCGCTTGGCGGTGCTGTCGAGTGTCAGTAAGGCCCGGCTCATGCCGCACTCCTCTTGAGCTGGTCCGTCAGTCCGCCAGCGGTGCGGATGGCATCCACGACGCTCGCAAGCTCGGCGTTGAACTCCTTCACGGCGCCGGCCAGCGTGGCGATATAGCCGTCATCTCTGGGCACGCGGACAATCAGGAGAGGCAGGCGAGGGCAGTAGGACACGAAGTCAAGCCACTGCCGCTCGGCCACCCACATGACGCCCTGAACCTGGGCGCGGTGCTCGGCCGGTAGGTCGCCCTTAAGAAGCCGCTCGACCTGGATATGCGGCAGCGCCGTCTTGATCTCCAAACCGCCGTCATCGCCGATCAGAGAGTCCGGCGAGCAGCCCTTATCCCCGTTGACGATGAAACCGACTTGCTGGCAATCCACGTCGCGCATCAGTTCGTAAGCTTCGCGCGCCTCGGCTTCCTGTTCCTTGCCGCGCTCCATGTGCTGGTTGGAGTAGCTCTCCATCGGCTCTCCGGTCAGGATCTCGCCGGCCAGCTTGAGCATGTAGGTTTTGCGGGTCAGGCTCTTGCCGCCGTCCTTGCCTTTCGCCATGACAGTTGAGAACTCGCTGGCGGTTGGGAGCCCGAGACGGGCAGCAAACCACTCAGGACTGCCCTGTTCGCAGGTGATGATGCGCGGTGCCATGTCAGCCCCTCGCTTTCGCGTTGAGCATGTTGACTGCTTCCTGGAAGCGCTTCGCCGGCAGTTCGGGAAGTTGCTCGATCTTGAAGAAGCGGAGGAACTTCGCCTTGTCGGCGCCAACGCTATCGATCAGCTCGGTAAGGGTGCCAATCTGCTCATCGTCAATGGTGTCTGACGGGCTCGCCGCCGCGTTTCCATCATCATCCTCCCCGGTCGAAAGATTGAAGATCATCCCCACCAAGTACCGCTTGGCGTAAGTGACGGCAGACGCTCTCGCGTGCGTCAACGTCATCATGGTCTTTCCGGCCAAGCCCTGCGTTACGATCGGGCTGTCATAGTGGAAGGTTTTTGAGTGCCGCCCCTTGGTGACGAATGCGAGCACGCGAATAAAGCCTTCCGGCGAGTTCTGATCTTCATCGAAAGAGACGCCAAGGCCGTGCCTAGTGTAGACAGGGCGAATAGCCTTATCGATGGCATGGTATGAAGCGTATCGTGATCGCGTTTGCGGATTGAACGAGTCACGGGCAACCGGCGTCAATTCGCGCTGGGTATCGGCCATCGCGTTATTGAAATCCTCTTCGGATTGCTCGCGGCGCATTTCGCGCATCATGTCCATCACGCGCTCAATCCTCTCCATCGGAACAGAGGGGTCGCGAGCAATGCGCTCAAACATCGAGATTACAGCGCCGGCCTCGGTTTGAACCGGGAGGCGAGACGATGGGCTCTCGATCTGCTTCACGTTCTCGGCGGGAAGGGCGCTCATGCTGCTAACTCCGGTTCGGCCATCGCCTCGGCGACGGACTGCTGTTGCTCTTCGAATTCCATGTCGGCGCGGATTTCATCGATCCGCTTGATGCGTTCGGCGGCTGGGAGCGGCCAGAGAAGCTGCCATTGAGCAAGAAGCTGATCGGCAAATTGCTGGTTCGTCATGTCAGCCCCCACGCAATGAACCAGCACAACGCGAAGCCAACGACGCAGAGCGAGTTCTCGATGATCTCTTTGCGGGTCATGCGCGGCGGTCCTCGATCACAGCAATCAGATCTTCGATTGCATCGTTCTCAGTCCGGCCCCAGCCGATCGGAGAACCAGGACCGTCGTAGTTGTCGGTCATGGCGCACCAGTCATGGTCTCGAACGGGGATCGGCGGATATTCGAAGTGCGTCTTGATCTTCTCGCCGATCTTGGCTTCGGCATCGGCGATGAAGAGTTCGCGGCAGCCCTTGCCTTCGCATTCGGGGCAGCGACCAATGTCCGTTTCCAGATCCGGGTCATCGTGCTGAGGGTCGTGGCGGTAAGAGCGTCCTTCGACGCAGCGAATGTCCCCGCGCATCAGAACGCACTCCCGAAGCCGCCGAAGAACGGGGAGATCATGGAAGTCGCGATGGGTAGGCCGCGCGCCTGACGGGAAGCAATCACCTGATCGGCGACGTGGCAGCGGTAGAGCTTGGCTGCCTCGCGCAGGTAGCGGGGAGCACAGGAGCCGAACGTCCGCATCGCCTCGCGGCGGACTAGAGCCTCATAGACATCGCGGTTGAGCTTGCCGGTTTCGGCATCAATCAGGTTCGAGACCGTGATGAGCCGGGATGGTGAGCGCTGAAGCATGTCGTTTCCCCGTCTTGACGAGGATATTAGTTGCATAACTTCCAACCGATGTAAACGACAAAATACGCAACCCGCAACTTTTTTGTTGCGCGGGCTATTGGCTCCGTTCCCTCGCTTAGGTAGTGTCTAGATCTCGTTTCCCGCCTGAATGTTCCCGAAGATGGCCGCCGATCTCATTGAGCAGATGAAACGGAACCC